GTTAAAGAAGAAGCTCTTTGGAAATCATACGAAAGTTTGATCAACAGTGTAAAGGGCTAATATGAGCCTAAAGCTACGCATAGAATATACATTAGTTTGTCTATGCGTGGCTATAGTCAAAAGCACACGTTGCATCATTAAAAAAATATCAAAATATGAAAATTAACGAAATCATCATTGAAGGCTATGACGGCACTAAGCCTAAAGATCAAACACAGGCTGACACCGGCGAGTGGAAATTTCGTGATCAAGGCGGTTACGACCGTGCCTACAACTTAAATCGTATTATGATGGCAACTGCTATGGCCGACGGTAAGAGTGACGGTGCTGTTGATATGCCGCAGAGTAGCTGGGTTGAGAAATATAATGTTGCTCGTCCTTACAGTGAAGCCGAACATAAGATGATGAAAAGTGCATTCAAAACTGTAGACAGCGAATACGAAGAAACAGAACACGATCATAAAAGCCGCGAAGCAGATGATGTGCATAAAGTAAGTCCTATAAGTGATCGTGGCCCAATTAAAAGAAAATCAAAATAATGGATGATCTAGATCAAATTAAACAATTAGCGGGTATATCTGGTAATGCAGGTAAACTAGCTGAATACAAAGGGTACAACACCCCTACCAGAATAGAAGGAAGTAATCCTAGCATTACCGCAGTAGAAAAAATTAATTATCAAAACAACAATAACGTTCAGCCCGGAACTCCGGAATGGTTTCAATTGTGGTTCTCAAAACCATATCTTACAGGCGAAAAGCCTTGGTAAAATAGATATTCCACAAGTATGGAAACAATACCACATAATAATCTGCGATTCGCCAATCAAACAGTATATTGGAGTGGAACCGACTCCTACGAAAGGTGGCAAAAAAATATGCAAGATTCATCATCTCGTACACGACTCAATAATTACGGATGGATTGATGAAACTTTAATAACTTACCAATACAATTCGCACGGATTCCGCTGTAAAGAATTTAATAACGAGCCGTGCTATTTAGCACTAGGATGTAGTTATACTGAGGGGGTAGGATTGCCAGTTGAACAAACTTGGCCGGTATTGTTATCAACAGCAACTAATAAATCAATTTTAAATCTTGGGATAGGCAGCGCGAGCTTTGATACTTGTGTTAGAATACTCGATCATTATATCGATAAATTAAATATTTTGGGTGTTTTTTTGTTGCAACCTCATCACGGTCGACTTGAATTATTTAATAAATTTGATTTTCCTGAAAATTTTCTACCAAACCAATCTCACTCAGATAAATCCCACGTCTATACAGAATGGATATCGAGTGATAAAAACATAGAATATAATGTTAAAAAGAATACATATAGTATTCAGTACTTGTGTAATACTAAAAATATACCTTATTTGGTATTAGATATAGATGCCGAAGAACAATTAGGCAATCTGATAATTACAGGTGAAGATCATGCTAGAGATTTGTGGCATAGTGGAATTTCCACACAACGAAGAATTAGCAATTTATTTTGCAATTTAATTGAAACTAACCTACACTAACATACTAGTATAAGTAATAGTATGGCAACAGCAAAAGGTACAGACAACGTTCTAGTTAAAAAGCCGCACCAACAAACGTCTTTTACACATGAACAACTACAAGAATTCGTAAAATGTTCGGATCCGATAGACGGGCCCGAATACTTTATGAGTAACTACTTCTATATACAACATCCTACCCAAGGACGTATGCTATATGCCCCGTTTGACTATCAAAAACGCTTAATCCATACATATCATAACTATCGCTTTAGCATATCGCTAATGCCCCGACAAACAGGTAAGTCAACAAGTGCCGCAGGGTACTTGTTATGGTACGCAATGTTTGTACCAGATAGTACTATCCTAATTGCCGCACACAAATACACAGGCTCACAAGAAATCATGCAACGTATACGTTACGCTTACGAAAGTGTACCGGACTTTATACGTGCAGGTGCTGTGAGTTACAACAAAGGTAGTATTGATTTTGATAATGGTAGTCGAATAGTTTCAGCTACAACAACTGAAAACACAGGTCGTGGTATGTCTATATCATTACTATACGCTGATGAGTTTGCATTCGTTCGCCCTACCATAGGACGAGAATTTTGGACTGCTATAAGTCCCACACTAGCAACTGGTGGTAAATGTATTATTACCTCAACGCCTAACAGCGATGAAGACCAGTTTGCTACCCTATGGAAAGGTGCTAACAAGTGCTTTGATGAGTTTGGTAACCCTACAGAAGTGGGAGTTAACGGGTTTAAATCGTTCCGTAGCTATTGGGCAGAACATCCAGATCGTGACGAAAAGTGGGCTAGCCAACAACGGGCACAGTTAGGTGATGAACGATTCCGCCGCGAAATGGATTGTGAATTCATTATCTGGGACGAAACATTAATTAATCCAGGCCATTTAGTTGAGATGTCCGGCATAGATCCTATAGAACGCCAAGGGCAAGTACGCTGGTATAAAAAACCAGAACCGCAGTATACCTATGTAGTCAGTTTAGACCCAAGCCTGGGCACCGGTGGTGACCCTGCCGGTATACAGATCTTTGAGTTGCCTACGTTTAAACAAGTTGGTGAATGGCAACATAATCGCACACCTGTACAGCAACAAGTGGGTATCCTGGCTGAAATTCTACGCTATCTAAACGAAACAGTCAACCAAAACAACATCTACTACAGTGTTGAAAACAACACCCTAGGCGAAGCTGCACTGATATCTATTAGTGAAATTGGTGAAGAAAATCTCAAAGGTATATTCCTTAGCGAGCCTAAACGTCCGGGTAGTGGTCGTAGATATCGCAAGGGCTTTAACACAACTAACAGCACTAAAATCTCCGCATGCGCTAAATTAAAAAACTTAATTGAAAGTAAGCGTATGACCATTGTAAGTAAACCACTTATATCAGAACTTAAAACGTTTGTGGCCAATGGCCCTAGCTATGCAGCTAAACCAGGTGAAACAGACGATCTGGTTATGGCACTTATCTTAGTAGTGCGCATGGCTATGTTACTACAGAGTTTTGACAGTCAAATTGATTATAACATGAAAGATAGTCTGGAAGACATAGTCGAGCCCATGCCATTCTTTATATTCTAGATAAATATTGTTATGAGAGAAATTAACAAAATTGCAGAAGGTCTATTTGAAAAAATTCGTGATCGTTACGAAGATGTTAGCTTGGGCGATGCTAAAGCCAACGCTACACAGAATCCAGAAGATGCACGTTTTTTCAACTTTGACTATGTTGTTGACGGTAAAAATTACGGCAATATTACACTTAGCATCATTGACGAAACTAGCCTAAAGGTATACTTTAGTAAGAACATCAGTCATGATCTAGATGATGAGCAACGCAAAGAATGGTATGCATTCTTAAAAGAACTACGTGAGTTTGCTAAACGCAACTTACTAAGTTTTGAGCCACGTGATATTACACGTAGCACACTAAAACATCGTGATATTAAACAAGTAAGCAAGTCAGATGATACTTACGACAAAGATGAAGTAGTATCAGAAAGTCGCTTATACGGCACTAGTCGTAGCAGTTACGAAAATGATGGTCCGGTAAAGATCATCATACGCCACAGTGATCACATAGATCCTGAACAGCGTGGTAGTCGTAGCCGTAAAATCCGTGCTATGTATCTTGAAACAGCAGATGGTGAACGTTTCAAACTGTCAGAAAACAATCTACGCTATGCACGTGCTATGGCACGTCATGTCAGCGAAGGTGGTCAAATCAATGATGAGTTTGGACAACATATTACCGAAGTTGCGCAAGAGTGTGGCAAATTACGCCCATTTAAAGCCGCAATGGTACGCCGTGTTTTTGAAGATGAAGAAACAAAAAGCATGGTTGAAGCTGCATTTGAATATCACAGCTTGCTAAAAAATACCCTAGGTAAAATGAGTGGCCGCAAAGGTTACCAACAGTGCAAGGAACAATTTGTTGCTACTAGTACTAGTTATATTCCAGAAGAAGATTTTGACGTTAACGCTCTCAAAGAAAGATTTGTTAAACGTACATTTAATGAACGCATGAGCGATGCGTTACCAATAGTTTATAAGGCCTATAATATGAAGAAAACTAATAAATTTGCCGAGAGCTTTGAAAGCTGGGCTAACACTGTAGCAGAAAGCTGGAACGAAGAAGATGATGCGCAACAATGGGACAACGAGCCTATTAATGTTGATGATTTAGCGGATGTGTTTGCTGAAGAATTACCGTTGGGAGTTGATGCAGTTAATGCTGTTAATGCAATTAGCGGTATTATTAACAGTAATGAATTAGAAGAACTATTATTACATTCATCACGAGAAAATCCAGAAGCAGATGCACGTGAAATTATTATGAATTGGGTATACAACAATGCCCCAGCAGCATATCAAGAGTTACGTGACTTTAGCGAAGTAGAATCCTCTGATCAAAGATTGGGCGAGTCGGATACTGGTGATACACCGTATACTAAAATGTCTAGAAGTGAATTATTAGACTATCTACAGTTAGACCCATTAATAGCACAACATATTCCAAACGAAAAACTACGTGCTAAAGCTGAAGAAAAATCACAGGACATGACCGAAGGCAACACATACGGTTCGAGCGATGGTGGTATGGACGGTACAGTATACGAAGAAGATCATGAAGACGATAGCGACGAGTCCGATCAAGACATTGATAACCCGGATCAGTTTAATCGTGAAATGAGTGAAGGCGAATATGATGAAGATCAAGTTGAATCAATACAAACAGCAATTATTCGTAGAATTACAAACAACATTGGGCAACACCAAGAACTATTAATGAAAGCAGGACCAGATGGTGTTATGAATGCTGCTCGTGATGTAGCATCATTCCATGCACCAATGGAAGAATTAGGCTCAAGTGATGTTAGTGCTATGGTCCGTCAAGTATATAACGAAGTAGGCGTAGAATATCCAGAAATGAACGAAGCAGATGCAAACACAGTTGAGAAACCATTAACACGTCATGTTAGAAGTCCAAGTAAAAAAGCAAAAGACGCAAAATACTACGACTACCTAGCAAGAACATTAGGCGAATCATTGGAAGCAATGGCACCAGCAGATAGTTCTAGTCCATTATCACACGCTCAAGAAGAGTATTGTGATAAATGCGATAGTGCAAAATGCTGCTGTGATGATCTAAATGAAGGCAAAATAAAAGAAGTCGATATGGATCTTAAAGATCTTACAGATGAAGAATTTCGGGCAAAGTATAGCAAATCTAAAGAAGAAATGAAAGCGGCATTAGCAGAAGGATATGATGATGTCGTTGACAAAGATGAAAAAATGAAACGTATGGGCGCAAAAGAATTAAGCACATTAGATAAACTTAAGATAATGCCTAGTCAAATGAAAGCCTTTGCTAAAGGTGATAGTGAAGACGATTTACTACATTACAACAAAATGAAATCAACAAACGAAGATGCACAGTTTAACGAAGACATGATACAAATGCGTAGAATTGCAGGCTTAATAAAGTAAAACAACAATTATAAATCAATAAAAAAGGCACTCGAGGGTGCCTTTTGTTTTGGTTAAAATATTTAAATATTTCTCTTGCGAGATAAATAATTATAACGTATAGTATATATATGCTTACGTTATTAGGCATTTAAAAGACCAACTTAAAACACAAGGAGTTACACCATGGCAACATCATTAGCAGAAATTCGTGCAAAATTACAAGCACAAGAAAACCGCAGTTCAGGCGGCAGTCAACAACAAGGCGATAACGCTATCTACGCTCACTGGAACATTCCAGAAGGCACAAACGCAAGAATCCGTTTTTTACCAGACGCAAATCCAAAGAATGACTTCTTCTGGGCAGAGCGTTTAATGATCAATTTAACATTTGCTGGC